AATATTCAAGTATTTCATTAAAAGTAGGTTCTATAAATATACTTCTTTCATTCTTTTCATTCTTAACATTCTTGTTAGTGTTCGTTTGCTTTATCGTTTGGTGTTCGTTTGCGTTATCGTTTGCTTGATACTCTTTATATTTAACTATTGATATTAAAGTAGTTACATTGCTTTTTTGCCTTACTATATTTTTATCATTTTCTAACGAATTTAAAAACCTTTCAACTTTGCCCCTTGACCATTTCCAGCGCTTACCTAAACTATCAATATCGTAACCAACTTGTCCTTCTTTTACATCAACTCGAATACCACGTTTATAAAAATATCCTTCTTTATGATTTGCTAATAATAATAAATCAATCCAAGCGTGTGCCTTATCAAATGGTTCACAATTGTAAATTGGGTTTTCTAATAAGCACCTGTGTATTTTAATCCAACCTTTCATACTCTAATTTTTTTTAAATGAAAAACCCCTGTTTAATCCGCAGGGTCTCACTTCTGCTTCATTAACAAGGGTTAATAATTTTTTTTGTTCTATTACGTGAGACCGAACCATATCGCAAATTTAATAATTAATTTAACATAAACACGAATTAATAAAATTTATTTCTTATTCTCAACTGAATTTTACGCAAATCTTTTAAGTTCCTTGCTTCTTTTATTTCTTTACGCAAATCAAGTTCTGGACGTTCTAAACTCAAAAGCAATTTGTAGTATTCTATGTCGTGTAAAAATAGTTTGTCGTTTACATCGCTTAAATCTTGGTAAGTTTTTAAACCGTGTAAAATTGTTGCGTGGTTCATATTAAACAGGCTTCCAATTCCTTTTAGTGTGTGTCCGTCTTCTCGCAGCTTCCTGAACAAATAAATTCTTCGGTGTACTATTTCACGTTTTCGGTTTTTCTTTGCAAGTCCGTCTTGTTCTATTATTTCTTTTATTAGTTCTATCATTGTTTCGTATTTTTATAGGTTTCGTTGTAGTATGCTTCACCTGTAAAGGTATAACCGTAAGTCACAATTGAGTCGGGGTTGCTTTTTGTTTTTTGCTTGTTTCCGTGTGCTTCAATTATTTGTTGCTTTTCCATTTCTTTGGCTTGTTCAATTATTTCAATCATTATTTGTCTTTTAGATTTTATTTGCTCTTCACTGCAATAAGTACCAATAAATCCTTCATAATGAAATCTACCAATCAACCATTCTACTGCTGTCTTTTTCATTGTTCTATTTGTTTAATTTCAATTATAATGTCATCGTTTTTTTGTATTAAGTTTTTAACGTGCTGGAAGTCGTAAGCTTCAACTATTCGTGTTTCTAACTTAATAGGTGCGCCAACATACGCCCAAGTTTTAAAAGTTGCTTTAAATCGTTTCATTTCTTTAAATTTTATTTGTTCGTTTTTTTTAATCCTGCAAATCTCAAGGTATAACCCTAAATCAAATGTTCCGCGCCATTGTCTCTGCCACCAATCTAATTGGTCGTATATAGTTCCGCTTGTCATAGTTCGTGGTAAAAAGTGTAGTTACTTTCATCGTTACTCGCTTTCCATTCCCAAAAGTTATAATGTACCAAATCACTGTTTATTGCTTCCTGCATTTCTAAACGTAAATCTTCTAAAATACGAACCCCAAGAACGTGCGGTTGTAAATTGTCATCTGTTTCTGTTAACCACTTTTCCGAAACTTCAACATCTAATTCAATAAATGCATATTCACTAACTTCATCGTAATCGTTAAATTCCCAAGTTCCTGCTATTGAATAAGTCCAACCTGTAAATTCATAGGTTAATTCCCACCCTTTATTCCAAAATTCTAAATTTCTATTTTTCATCTTACAACGCTTTTAAATACATTAAACAATAGAACATACCACCCAACACAATAAAAGCCGTTAGAGTGCTTAAAAAGTGCCTTAAAAACGATTTGTGTTCTTCGGTTGTTGGTGTAAAGTAATCAATTAAATTTTTCATAGTCTTATTTTTTAAATTGGTTAAATAAATTTTCTACTTCCTGCAATTGCTCATAGTCTAAAAATGTACATAATGTTTGAATAATTAAATGCAGTTGGTTCGTGTTTAGTTTGTTTTCTTGTTGTTGTGTTTCCAAGAAATCAATTACTTTGTTAAATTCTGTTTTCATAGTTTTTAAATTAGTGTGCGTTACCAAGTCGCACCCCTTGTTTTTTTATTACGCTATTGTCTTTTCGTAGCTTATGTTATTTTCTATTAATTCTTTTACTAACATTTGCTCTTGTAAGTTTAACATATGGCTACCAAAATGGTGTTCGTATTTAAATAATCCGTTTTGAATTAATGTAATATAACCTGTTGATGTAAAAGTTTCTACGTTAGTTCCTTTTGTTGTGTTGTAAGTGTAAGTTGTTGTTAAAGTTTTCATAGTGTTTGTTTTTGTTTTCGTTAATAATTATATGCAAATATATATACTATTTTAATAACTACAATACTTTTTAACAATTATTTTTAATTTATTTTTAAAATCCTTGTGTTTATTGCGTTTGCTGAATAAAAAAAAGTGTAATTTATATTCATTCTAAATAAGTAAAACACTTAATTAAGGTGAATTTTACTTAATAATGTATTATTATACAGGTAAAACCTTTAAAGCCATTGCTATTATTAGGGTTATAACCATAAAAAGTCCAATTTATTTCGTAAAAAACGGGACAATTAATCGGAATTAAACCGATAATGTAAAGCATATCTAACAAAAGTATCGTTATTTGTAAACTTTATTTAGCATTATTCAAACAAAAAAAAACAGCTGCGTGCTGGGGAGCTTACAACTGTTTTCTTTTTTTCAACTATGAATGACAAATATACTATAATAAATTAAAAATACAAAGAAAAAAGAAATAAAACGCTAAATATATGCGTAATTCGGGCGACTTGCCCAAATTCTTTGTGATGAATGTAACCTTCAACCGCTTTTGGAACGCCTGTATATCCGTTTTTATGATGCCAACTGTCACTTCCTGAAGGACTGCGTAACGTTTCAAATGTTACTCCTATAAAATCTTTACTTGTTTTATGGTGAACGTGGTGCGAATAAATATACCGGTGTTTAGTTTTGCTCCAAAGTATTGGAAACTCCGTTGCAAGTAATAAAGGTAAGTGTTCTATTTTTGCTCCGTCTCCGTGTGTTGTTCCTATTAAATTACTTCCGTACCTAAACGCTTTTCTATGCTTTAAATCTACGTTAAAACGAATACTTGACTTGCTAAAGTGTGCTTCTATTAACTGCATTAAAAAGAAACCGTGCGTTAAATCGTGATTACTTGGATTGTAAACAACTTCAACGTCTGCAAAACTTAATAACTTTTCTAAAAGTTCAATATATAAATTCTTCGCCATTATAAAATTGTCGTACCACATTCCATCGGTGTCTTGCGGTGTTCCTGCTGTTGTAGTTCGCTTGGTGTTGTCGGTGTGTAAAATATCGTTTCCTGCAACAAATAATACTTTGTCTATATAAAACCCTTTTGCTTTGTTTAAGATGCCTTGTAGTCCGTCTTTTGCACGTTTAACGGCAATCTGTGAATTATAGTCTTCGCCTGTTTCAAATGCTGTTGCAAGTTTTCCAATGTGAAGGTCTGCAATATCTATAACAAGTAAATGCGTGTCTTCGCTTTTAATGGTTTCTATTGCGTGATATTTAGGAGCGTATAACTTTACTTCTTTTATACATTCGTCTTTTATTTGTTGAATAGCGTTTAGTTCTTCCTGTTTAAAGTTTGGGTTCTTAAAGAACAAAGAAGCTTGTTTTGTTTTGAGCCATCCGTGTTTAACGTCTTTGTCATCTACTCCAGCTTCATCGGTTGCATTTTTTATTCCACGATACTGCATAAGTATTTCGATTTCGTCCTGTTTAAGTCGAAACCTTGCGCTGTTATTTGCCATAAAAATTTAGATTATAGATTTAATTCCGTTTTTCCAAAGCCAAGAAAGTAGTAAACCTATTCCAACACCTACAAAAAGTAAGTTAAGGTTTCCTTTAGGTTGGTTCTTTTTACCTTCAGCTCGTGCTTCCGCTTTTTCAACTACCTTGTCTTTGTAAATAGTTTTTACTTTTATTTTGTATTCACGTTTTAATTGTATTCGTGTTTTTGGAACGTAAACATTTTTGTATTGTATAACCGTGTCTTTAGTGCTTATAAACTTTTCCCAAACTATTGTGTCGTTTACAATAACCGGAATACTATCTAAAGTTGTAATACGAATTGTATCGCCTGTTTCTTCGCATTTAAAACCCTTCTTTATTGCTTTGTTCAAATGGTATTGAGCCGAACACGAATAAAGTAAAATGCTAATAATTAGAATAAATAGTTTTCCCATTTTTTTTGGTTGCTTTTAATACTTGTTTACGATTTTTAGAACTATAACTAACGTGAACCCAAGACGGATTTTCATCGTTTCCAAACTCCCAAATTAATTGGTCGAAGTCTAATTTGTCTTTTATAAAATTAAAACCTTTTGCGCCTATTTGTAAGTCCATTGCTTCACCTTTACAATGTTGGCTTGATAAACTCCCCTTAATCATTTTATTCAATTGTACTGAACGATAGGCAGAACTAATTTGTATCGGTGTGTTTAAGTGAATTCTTAAAGGTTCAAATACATTTTCACACAAAAGTTTTGCGGACGCAATTTGCGACTCACTCATTTTATTATTTATTCCGTGTGTTGTTGCAGTCGCTGAATCTTGAAATTCTGCTAACGTAACGTGTTTTGATAAATTCATTTTAACTTATTAATGTTGTCTTTAACTTCTTTTGCTCTTGCAAACAATAACTTTGCCGACTGCCAAATGTCTATTCCTTTAACAACTTTGTAATTCTCGTTTATACTCATAACTTCTATTGAAGCAAGTACCAACGCTAAAACTTTTGTAAGCATTAATGGAACTGAAAAGAATTGTAAAATTATTTGGTTAAGAATAAAATAGTCTATAAGGTAAAAAAGTATAACCGTCAACTCGTATAAAAGTAATTTAGAAACTATTGCCGAAAGTTTGCGTGAAGTTATTTCTTGTTTTTGGTGTTTAGCTTTCCAAATTCCTGTTGCCGTGTCCGACAATATCAACGCAAATAAAAGTCCAAGTATTCCGCTAATAGGTAAAAAAAACGAAAAGCAAATAGTTAATAGTTTCAATGCGGAATTTTTAATTGTGTAAAGTAATAAATATAATTGTAGTCTCATAATCCTAAATCTTCGAGTGCTTCAGTTAAACTGAAAGTTAAGTAAAAAAACAAAGTAACTCCTGCCAAATTAATGTAGGGTTCTGTGCCTTGACAAATCAAAGAGAACGAAGTTAAAAAACCCGCTATAAAATAAAGACTTGCTAAATAATTACTTTTCATCTATTCCCCTTTAAGTGCTTTCAACTCTTCATACATAGCCAAAAGCTGTGCTTCTTTTTGAGCAATTAGTTCTTCTTGAGTAGGGTCTTCTACTTCAATGAACTCAACTCTTACAAGTCCGTTCTCATCATAAATTTCGTTTCTAAATTGTGCCATTGTTATAGTTTATATTTTTAAAAAGACAGCAGCAGATTGCATATTGCCGCTTGTAGCTGAAGTTGTATTTAATGCTGGAGGGGATGCAAATGAAGCACTTATATACATACCAGTCTGTGGGACATTATAGTTAAAATGTCTAGTATATAATGCATTAGAACCTAATTGTGTAACAACTGCTCCAGCAGATACATCAGTTATTACGCCCATCCAATATTTTGTACCTGCTGTAAATGTATAAGATGTAAGAAATACTTTTGCACCCGTAGTTGTCATACTTAAGGATGATGATTCAATTAACTTTGCTCTTGGATATCCAAAACCATCATCTGAATAAACTAATATCTTTACATTGCTTGCAGAACTTGCAGCAGTTGTAACATTAATTGATAATTCAGATATTGTAAATGTAGTTGCAGGATAAAATAATGACAACATCATTGTATTCACTCCATTAGCTAAACTAGTAGTACCAAAACTCGTATTATATGCTTGAGCTGCATATAACCAAGTTGATATTGGTTGAGTTAACATATGGAATCCACCTGTACCACCACCACCACCTGAAGAGTTAATAGTCTGATTAGGGAATGTCCCTGTAATAGTTACATTAGTTCCTGCTACCAAACTAGGTGTTGCTGTGCCTGTGCCACCATTCGCTACTGCTACAATTCCTGTAACATTATCTGCAGTTCCTGTAGTATTTTGATTGAGTATAGGGAAATCAGCAGCTACAGCTATACTAG